TTGCGAATGCCGCCATTCATAATTCTTGTTACATCAGATTGAGTCTGCTTTTGCATTCCATCAACAGCCCCATCTTCATACCCGCGTTGGTACTCCGTACAAGAATTTCCCAGCGCCGCCATCACCTTATGCGCAGTGCGAACCAATGCGTTGTCACTGCTTGCCTTCGTGGAACGCTTAATCGCTGCCAATTGCTTCTCAGCACGCGCATCCCAGTCTTCTTCTTGCGTTGGTTTGTTGAACTCAGTCATCATCGATCTCCATTAGTTAACGGCTGTCGCCGTTTTGCAAAAAATCAATCGCTGCTATCAGGATCGCGCCGAGGACCACGACCAACGCGCCGCCAAGGAACAAAACCATCACCCACGTCAATACATTTATTAACATCGCGAACCTCCAGTTCTCTTTCTAATGCATCCACACGACGCTGCAAGTGATCGTTGACCATCACCTGCACACGCCACATTTGCAGGACCAGTTTCGTATCCTCGTCCATTCACGTAAACCACAAATAGAAACCGTGCAAGATTCCAATCGGAAAGAAAATTGCCCCGGCGACCAAGAACCCCCACATTGAACCAGCAAAGCAGGTAAAGATGTGCGTCAGCCACGCTGCAAAGCAGGTCCAACCAATGATTTGTCCCATGTCAGGCCTTTCCAATCTTGCGGTGCATATACGCCAACCGTGCATACAAATCGACCATGCTGTTTTGCAGGAATTCTTTAAGCTGTAAACTGTCATGTGCCTCGCGGATCACCTGCCCCGGCACGCGGACCTCGGCCAAGCAGCCATACTGCTCCAACGTGATCACCAAGGTGTCGTCCTCTTCGTCAATCATTTCAATCGTTTGTTTTTCCATCATTCCTCCAACATAAAATTGGTTGCATCGTTGTAAAAATTCAAAAACATGTCCATCGCCATGTGCTTGTCAACGCCCGTGGCCCGCGCACCGCCCGCCGCTACCATCATCGAAGCCACAACAGATACCAGCGGTGAGTTGGAATGCTTAAACATCGTCTTGGCAATTTCTGTCGCCACACGCTGCACGTCCGCCTTCGCCGCCTTTACCTCCTCCGAAGTCCATTCCCGGCTCTTGTCCTTATCAGTCATAAAAATTCTCCTCGGCCAAAGCCTGATATGTCAACTGCGCTTGCTCAATGATCTCAGTCCTAGTGTCCTCTGACAATAGCTCAGAAATGTCCACGCCGCCTAAATAAGCATAGAACACGGACCACACCTCAGTAAGGCCCACGCTCGCGTCACCGCCCTCAAACTCCAACCAGCAGTCCAAGGTGTGCTTGGTTTTGCCATTCCGGAATTCATAGGTATAGCTCAACAAGCCGTCGTAAGGGCTGAATCGGGTATCAATCATTTCAATTCTCCGTTGTCAGTGAAAAGGTCCAAAGGGCCACGGTCCGAGTACCAATCGTGAATCTGCTCGAACACGTCATAGAAGTCGTCTTCAGTAAGTAGTGCGGTAATGTCCAAGGATAACGGACCGTGGACCACGGATACAGCCTTTATAAAAACATTGCCCTCGCTGTTCCTGCCGTACATTACCTGAACGGGGACCCTGAGCAAAAGGTCTGCCGTCTGTAGCTGGGTTAATTGATCTTGACTCATACTCTGCTATCCTTTCTTGAATTACATGTGTTAGGGACACGTAGTATTGCTTAGAGGACACTACGTGTCAAGTACATTTTGTTGTGTTTTTCATAGGGGTTTTCCCTTGTGTATATTGTTTTGGGTATATAGAACAGGGTTTGTTATGCAATTTTGAGGATCCCTATAGGAGTTTTGGAGGTAAGAGGTGTTTTTTTTATTTTTTTTGTGGGAATAGACGTGATAGACGTAATGGTGTAATAAGTGAATGAAATCAAGGAGTTATTGGTGTACAGTACATTACGTTGTAAGTTTAGGAGTAATTTACTGGGGTGTCCCTACGTTTAGAGGAGGTGATTTTTTTTTTACTACTCTTCCTCCCAGATCCCTATATAGGAGGCCTTGATTGGGATTGGCCTTGACAGCCTGTTTTACTCTATCTATACTCGGATGTTAGATATTTACAGGAATTAGTCCATGATACAGATTGAAGCAAATATCCCGATACCCGAGGACCGCACGACCTACCCTTTCAGGGACATGGACCCGGGCGACAGCATCCTGTTTAAGGGGGAGAAGCAGGCGACCTCCGCTAGGGTGGCAGCAATACGCTTTGCCAAGGTCCACAAGCCCGGCTGGGTGTTCTCTATGCGTAAGGTGGAGAGCGGTTGGCGGTTGTGGAGAACTGCATGACCAAGCGGGATGTCTGGAACGTGCCCCCTGTGGTGCCTGACAAGGCCAAGCAGAGGCTTGCGGGCGAGGTCCGACCCCTGAGGCAGCAAAAGGTCCTGAATGCCAAGGAATGGAAGTTTGTGCAGGAATACGTGTCAGGCGATGGCCGGGTGACCTTGAAAGAGGCTGCCATGCGTGCTGGGTACAAAGAGGGCTCGGCCTCGGTGATGGCTTGGAAGTTGACCAACCCGAAAGAATATCCCCATGTTGTGGCCGCGATTCAAGCCTACCGCGCTGAGTTGGCCTCGAAGTACAACACATCGTACGAGCGGCACATGAAAGATTTGCAGGATATTCGCGACAAGGCATTGGCTGCCGGTGCGTTTGCTGCTGCTGTTCAGGCCGAATACAGGCGTGGCCAAGCTTTGGGCACCATTTACGTTGAACGCAAAGAAATCAGGCACGGGACCATTGACTCGATGTCGAAAGAGGAAGTGCAGCGTAAGCTTGATGAACTTAAACGCTTGTACGGCGGGCCTCCCCCGACTGCTTTAATTGACGCGACTACTGGTCAAGTGCTGGCCAGCACCGACCGGGAGAAAGACCCGGCCTTTGATTCGGGCGTGGCCGATCCCCCCTTAGATGTTTTTGAAATAGACCGTGACGACGACACCTGAGGCGCGATTCTCTGCACGTGTGCGCGATGGACTCAAGGCATTGGGCTGCGACATTGAGCGAATTGAAAACCGGGTGAACCTTGGCGTGTCCGATATGTTGGTGGGCGTGGCTGATTGCTTTGTCACTGTGGAATTGAAGGTTGTTTCCCGTGGCCTAAAGGTTACGCTTCGACCACACCAAATTGCTTTTTTGGTTCGACATGCTGCTAAGGGCCGACCGTGCTTTGTGCTTGTTTTAAATGCCGACCGGGTTTTGCTTTACCATGGCCGCGATGCTGTTGCCCTTGCCGCCGAAGGGTTGCGGCTGCTGCCGCTGGCAGTGTGGCCCTCGCGGGGTATGAATTGGGCAGAGCTGAAAGAAAGACTATCGGCACCGGCTGACTGATCGAAAAAATCAATTGGACAATTTGCCCCGGTTTGGCAAAATAGGGGCTGCTGAGATATTTCAGCGAACAGAAAGGATAGAGAATGAAGACGAAAACCCTTTGCGTTTATTGGGCGCACGCCCAGCGAGATGGCCCCTCTAAAATTTTCAAATTAAAACGCGAAGCGATACAGTGGGGGCGCGATACTTTTGACGGGGTTTTTATTGTCGAACCAATCAATAAAGCCAAGCTATCGGAACGGCTGGAATATTTAAAAAATCAATTGGGAATTGTGCCGGAGCTGGCCTACACTGGCCGCCTTACCAATCAAGAAAGGATAGAGTTATGTTGAAAACCGTTGCAATATCAGCTAACAAAAAAACCGGCCCGATAGCTGTTACTTACCGCGCTGGCGAACATGAAACCTATGGCACGTGCCCGCGTAGCTGCGCACTGCACCCCAAAAGCGATACCGGCACCGATCATATCGACGCGGATTATTTGGCCGCTGTTTATGATTCTGTACCGCGCCGGGGCATGGCATGGGCTTATTCGCACTTTCCCGCTGAGGCGCTGCCGATACCGGCACCGGGTAAAACGACAATTAACGCGAGCTGCGACACCATCGCGGACGCGGTGCGCACTGTAGAGCTGGGCCGCCCCGCTGTATATGCTGCCCCGGTGGATACTGCCGAGAGCTGGCCGCGCAAAATACATGGGGTGACATTTGCACGCTGCCCCGCTGAGCTGGCCGAATCATTTACTTGTGCGGACTGTGGCAACGGTTCCCCGTTGTGCGCACGCGGTGAACGGGATTTTGTTGTTGTTTTTGTTGCCCATGGCACCGGAAAAAAACGAGTAGGCACCGATAACCCGGGCGGCTGCTATGCAGCCAGCGGCCCGACCGCTATTCAATGGCACGGTACGCGCAAAACCGGCCACGCGAACGACTCGCAAACCGTGCGGGACTTTGCCCGGGCCTTGCCCGTTGGCTCGATGCTGCGGCACCATATCGCGGGCGATATTGGGCGCGAGGTGGCCGCATGATCCTAATATTCGCGGTGCTGCTGTGGCTTTTTATTGGGTGGCTGCTTGATAGATATGGTTAATTGAAGACCCCGAACCGATAGGAATAATTCAATTGACCGGTGCGCACAATAGACTAGAATTCAAACCATCGATAGCCGGGCGGTTATCGATTCAACTCAGAAAGGATAGAGAAAATGGCACACATGATCGACACAACAACTGGCACGGCTGCAATGGCATATGCTGGTAAAACCCCATGGCACGGCCTCGGCCAAACCCTGAGCGCGGATGCAGACATTCAGACATGGACACGCGAAGCCGGGTTAGCCTATAGCGTGCTCGAGTCCCCCGTACTGTTCCGCACTGCTGCGGCCACTGAGCCCGAATTATTCAAGGGCCGAAAAGTATTGCACCGGAGCGACACCGGCGCACCTTTGGCCGTGGTTTCGGACGGTTACCACGTGGTGCAGCCTGCGGAGGTAATGGGGTTTTTTGATAATCTGGTCAAGCTTGGCGGGTTTCAATTGGAAACGGCGGGCGCGTTAAGTTACGGGCGGCGTGTGTGGGCGCTGGCATCAGTAGGCGCGGGCGCGGATATCGTGGACGGTGACACCGTCAAGCCTTATTTATTGCTCGGCACGTCATATGATGGCACTATGGCAACCGTCGCGAAATTCACCACGGTTCGCGTGGTATGCAATAACACTATCACGGCGGCGCTGGGTGATAACTCGGCCTCGGTTCGCGTGCTGCACAGCGAGCGATTCGACGCGGACGCGGTGCGGTTAGAGCTGGGCATTGTGGCCAATAACTGGGAGCGCTTTCTAGTTGATTCGCGCAAACTGGCAGGTGAGCCCATGGGCGCGGATGCTGCGGACGCGTTCGTGTCTGAGCTGCTCAAGCCTTACCACACTGGCAAAATCGACATCAGCGAATCACGCGCTTACAAGCGAATCATCAAATTATTTGAAGGTTCGGCCATCGGTTCGGATATTGCAGGCGTAACCGGCACGCGCTGGGGAATGCTTAACGCAGTTACTGAGCTGGTAGACCACGAACGCGGACGCAGCGACAATACGCGCCTTGAATCGGCATGGTTTGGCACTGGTGCAGCGATTAAAAACCGCGCTTTGGAATTGCTCGCGGCTTAAC